ATTAGGCAAATCAATCGCTGTAAGAGCCTGACATCCTAAAAATGCGCACGCTCCGACCGTCGTTATACGGTCGTTTGAATATGCGCCCGATATCGTGCGCTGGATTATCGCGTCCTCGTCGCCGCCGCCAGTTATCGCGTCAACCGCGTCGCCGAAGCCTTTGGCGGAGTCCCATGCTATCTGGTCTGCGCCGCCTGTCTTGACTCGGATGCGGTTAGCCGTGTAGGTCATAGCGGCATCAAGCGCGGCGGAGTCAACTGCCTTGTCGTATGCCATCAGTAACTACCTCCCGTCCATGTCGGCAGGGCGGCGAGGGTGTCCGCGACTATCTCCGCCTTGTCTGCCTCCGTCCAGTAGTCGGTGCCTTTGACCGGAGTCTTGCCGTTTATACCATCTTTACCGTTTGTACCGTCCGCACCTTTATCGCCCTTTTCGCCACGCGACGGCTTGCCTGTATCGGTAGTGCCTAAATACCAATTTCCGTTAGTGCCAATAGTCGGCGTTATGCCGTCCGCGCCCTTATCGCCCTTGAGTCCGACATCTGAGCCGTTGTACTTTAGCTTGCCGTCGGCGGCGGAAAGCAGGTCAAGTGTATCTTTGTTGGCGTGGTTGTGGGATTTTGGGACAAGTGCGTCAAGTGCCGTCTTAACATTTGCGACATTCGGCAACTGCGTGTTGGTATAACTAACACCTTCGGCGGTTGACGCGCCACCACCGCCTAAAGCCTCGCCGCCATAGGTCGGCTTGCCGTCGGTTTCGGCAAACTTATCAAGCACCGCCTTGTTGTCGTGCGAATGCCGTGCGGCAGTGTTAAGCGCGATTTCGGCAGCGAGACTGGGACTCAATCGCTCTGTGCCGTCCGGGATTGACACCTTTGCAGTGCCCGTTATCACAGGCGCATAGCCTACTATCTCGCCCGCTCCGAATGCGACGAGCTGCGCTGCCATGTTGCCCGGCTCGGGCACAACATCGCTTGTAATTTTGACAGTCACATAGCCGTCCACAGGAGTCAGCGGCTCGGTTTGCAAATGCTCGCCGACCGTCGACTCAAAGCAGACACGATAGCTATCTGCGTCTTTAAGTTCGGCGGGCACAGGCAAGGCAAGCAGAGTAAAATTATTTTCGGCTCGATATCCAACGTCATACCCGCGTGGGCGGGCATAATCAACCGTTATCGTTCTTGTCTGCATCTTTTTTCGCCTCCCCGTTATCACCCGCTGTGGGCGTGTTTTCGAGCTCTGAGAGCATGTCGGACAACAGCTCTATTTTGCCGCAGATTTTCGCAAGCTCGACCTTGTTGACTTCGAGCTGCTGCATTATTTGAGAGTTGTGCTTCTGCAAGGCGTCGCCCTGCGCTTTGACTTCTGCGATTTTCTTTTCGATTTCGGTTTTTGTCATTTTTTCACCGCCTATTCGTCTGCAAATTTCAAGCGCCTGCCATTAAAATACAAAAAGTCGCCATTTGCCGTAAGTGTCCTACTATATGTCGTGTTGTCCTGATTGCTTGTCTGAAATGTTAGACGCATAATATTATCAGCCTCTGTCCACGCATAAAGCCCAGCCCAAAGCTTGCCGGAGGTCTCGCCCCTTATTTCAAAACCCGCTCCCGGTGTCTTTTCGGCGTTCATTTTTGCAATACCAACGCCGAGTTTAAAGTTTGTTCCGCCGACGGGTCTGTGGTGTATCAGGCTTTCAAACTGGTCATTTTTTGCCTCATTCGTCTCGACACATTGTCTGATTCTCGTTCTGCTTTTTTCGATAATCGCGAAATCAGTGTCCCAGTTGTACGCCAAACCGCCGACGGCAGGCTTCGCCGCAGACGCGTTGACGGTTGACGTGCCAAATCTAAAGCCTTTCGAGGACTGCTCGCCGAGCGTAAACTCAGGCGCGGCGATAGTCGCATACCAGTCGCCGCCGAGTGCGGTTTTAAACAACATCGAGCTGCCAAAGGTCAGATATTTTTCCCCTGTTCCCGTGCCCGCGCCTTGATATAGGTCAAGCACGCCGCCTGACAAATCCGCCTTATAGCCGTCGTCGTTTAAGACAGACAGCTGACCGCCGTCAAGGTTTATATCGCCGCCGGTGATGTTGATGTCGGAAGCTTCGATGTGTCCGGTTTCGAGGTTAAAAGAAAATCCGTTTGTGCCGCCTGTGATGATACCCGTCGTTATAGCCGTTGCGTTTATGCCCGCTCCGGTCATGGCGTTGGTGTAGGTCTTGCCGCCGTTTGTGGTGCAGCCTATACCGCCGTAGGTGCATTTAACGCCCCGCAAGCCGTCTGTCGCGAAACATTCCCATCCGTCCGGGTTTCCGTCCTTGTCGAGGTCGAGAACGCGGTAATATCCGCCGTTTGCCCCGTTTATAGCGTCTGTGGCGGCTTTTATTGCCGCTTCCATCGAGTTTTTAACCTTGCTGAGTTCAAGCTTTACGGACGCGCTGACAGAGTCGAAAGACATCTCCGTTGTGTCGAGATTGGGAGATGTGATTGTGGACTGCAAGCCGCCGGAGAGGTCTAACTCCTGCTGTGCTACATAGACGGTATATGACTTGTTGTTTTTGTCTTTGACGGTGATAATATCTCCGACCTCTACACACGGGTCTCCGCGCCATGTACAAGTTGACGGATACCATGTACGCCCGTTATACCGTGCATATATCGCGTCTATCTCGGCATGGGTAACAAGCGGATTTGCAAAAGACAGTGGAACTCCTGTGCCTTTCGTATAGACATCTTCGTCCTCGCCCGCTGTGACCGCTTCTATTTTGACCGCGCTCTCTGCGGACTTTTTAAAGCCGTTTTCCCACTGGACATCTGCCGTCACGGTGTAGTCATAGGTACTGCCCGGACTGAAAAACCACGAGATATAAAGCTTTCCAACCGTGTTTACTCGCGCAGACATTCCCGCGCATCCGACGCAGTAGCCGAGCACATCTCGCTCGCTCTGCTCTGTCAGTTCTGCGGCTGTTGCAACGCCGATAACATGATTTTTCAAGGCAGTCTGTGCCGCCGTATCGACATATGTAACGCTCAAGCCGTGCATACTCGCGATATTCTCGACGACATCTTTCAGTGTCGTGGTGTCCGTCACGGTGATAGACGGTGTCCACTTGCCGCCGAGTTTGTCTATCTCATCATAGCCGGTGACGGTCAAGGTCTTTCCGTCGTCGTCCGTCTCCGGCTTCTCTGTCGCAAAATATCCGCAAGGCGTATAATAATATGTTCCGTCCGCCAGAAGCACACCACTTTCGATAAATGCTATCTTGTCACGGTAGTTATAGGTGGGTGACGGATTATTAAAAGTTGCGGAATAGGAGCTTGACCCCACACTTCCGACCGTTGCGTCCTCGTCTCCGTTGAGAACCTGTGTCACGCTCAAGCTCAGTAAGCCGTCCGTTACGACGACCTTATCCGAGACAAAAGAGCGAATCCCGAGAGCCGTCACATAATGTCCGAATGTTATCCGGTTGATTATGTGACGAGTCCGCTTGGCATAAGCAGTTCTTACCGCTGCGCGTTTTGTCGCGTTGATTATCTTATACACTGCCCGTGCCCCCTTACATTTCGGTCAAATTGAAGCTGACCTCTTTATAAGTCCAAAGAGTCTCGCTGTATATCTGCTCTATGTCTGCTTCGAGCGTCGAGCAGTAGAATGTCTTTGTGCCGAATGTGCCCGTTTTCGGGTTCGGCAACCAACAGTCGAAACTGTCGGCAAGGATAATGTCCGCGATTTCTGCATACTGCGTGTTGTTCAATCCGCTCGGCATCGTGGCGGTGTATTTGTTCTTTCCCGTCACGATATCGCGGAACATTGTTCCCTTGTTGTTGTCACGCCCGCTTTTGCTGCTGTCGATGATATTTATTCCGGGTTTCAAGCCCATCGGCGTGGGAAGTGTTTTCCATGTCGATGTACCCGTTTTTTTGATTTTCATTACGGCTATACTCATACGCTCACCCCCGCGAGCGGCGTTTTGCCAGTTCTTCTGACAACGCCGTTATGGTATTCAATTGCCGATTGCCCGACGACCTTTCCGTCGAGCGTGGTATAAATTGAAATTGATATCGGGCGTGAGTTATCTCCGCTGAGTTCGTTCATGACCTCGCGAACCGCCTGTTTCATCGTCGACAAAGGCGAAACAACTTCGGGCTCGCGCTTGTTATCGCCGAGTATGGCAGTGTATTCGCCGTAGTTTCTCGGGACAACTGTACCTGTTGCAAGGCGAGGTATGCTGACGGTAGGCAGATTGAAACCGAACTTCTTGCCGCCTATTCCGGGCACCCAATCGGGAATATTCCACGAGATTCTATTTGCTTTATTGACAACGGTATTAATACACCGCTCAACGAGCGATATAATACCGTTAAGTCTGTCACGACCTGAGTTTTTGATTGAATCCCACATTCTCGACGCGCCGGAGGTTATTTTATTCCAGAGGTCAGACGCGCAATTGGCAATTCGCGTTCCGAGTGATCTGACGGCGTTCCATGTCGCCGAAAAGGCATCTGAAACCGTTTCCGTCGATATCGTAATGCCCAGCATTGACGCGCCGCTTTGTATCAACGAAAGGTTCGCAGTTATAAGTCCGACCACAAGCAACGCTGTGCCCATAGCTTTTTTGCCCCAGCTGATTATAGTTTGCAGCCAGCTCGGAAGCTCGGAGAACGCGCCACTTTCTCGCCCAACATCTGTGCCAAACTTAAAAGCCAAAATTCCAGCGGCTATCAGCGCAATGTTACCTGTTACTATGCCTATTACAAGTAGCGCTGTACCCAGAGCTATCGAGCCCCACGTCACTACTTGTTTTAGCCAACTTGGCATTGCTTCAAAGGTTCCGCTCGCCTTGCCATACGCCGCCGCTGTGGCGTAGAGCGTGATACCTGTCAAAATCAATTTTATACTGCCTAAAGCAAGTCCAGCCACAAGCAAGGCAACGCCAACTATCATTCCGCCCCATGTGATAACTTGGTCTACCCAGTTAGGTTTTGTAAGCGTTCCCGTGCCCTCTCGCATTGTCACGCCCATCATTATAAGAGCAACGCCTGTAAGAATTGCAGGTATCGAGGCAGTCGCAATGCCGACAAGCACCAACCCGACACCTGCGAGCGTCATTGCCTGTGATGTTACTCTCTTTATGTTGCTGTCCAAATCGGCTATCTCGTTGTCAAATGAGGGTGCAGACGACGCATCTGTGCCGCCTGAACTGCTTGCGCTGTTATCGCTGAGCTGATTCAGCTCGTCGAAACTCGCAAGGCTTCGAGAGGCTTTTTCCGCCGCCTTGCCGACCTTGCTTGTCGCCGTTGCTTGCTTGTTAAGTGCCTTTGCGTTTTTCTGCATCTGCGATACAGATTTGCCGAAAAGCGCGGCAGTGAACGACGCAAGAAAAGCGGATGCCTGTTCGAGCGCGTGTAACAACGCTTTAATCGCGGGCAATGCAAACTCATATATAGGCTGAAACGCCGTCAATAGATTGCCTTTTATGTTGGCGAGAGAGGTCTGCACCTGTTTGTCCGATGAGGTCATAGAGGTAAGCAACTCTTTGAGCTTTCTGAGTGCCTTTGTTATGACCGTAAAAATAAAGACTCGCTTTGCGAGACCGCCTATGCGTTTGACAAACTTATCAAGACCGACAGTCGCTCCCGCCAAGCTCTTTTTAAAACCCGCAGGCGCTTTCGCGTTCAAGGCTTCCCGGAGCTTTGTTTTTGCAATATCAGCTTTGTTTCTGAGTCCGTCGAGCTTTGTTTCTGCGTCCGCGATAGCCGCTTCGGACGAAGCAAGCTGCGCGGAACGGTCGGTCTGGTGCTTCGCTTCGGCTTTACTTTCAATCTTTTCGATTTTTTCAAGGACTTTGTCATATTCCGCCTGCAAGCTGTGGACTTTGTCAACCCACTCGCCGGATTTGCCGTCAGCTCCGGCAACGCCATGTTCCCACTGCTTGTCATATTCGGCGACTTGCTGTTTTGCTTCGGCGATTTTCGCTTTGAGCGTTTCCGCCTGTTCTATCAGCGGTTTTGCGGCTTCCGGCTCGATATATCCGTCGTCAGATTTGAGATTTTCATATTCCGTGCGCAGTCTTTCGACTTCGGCTATCTGCTTTTCGACTTTGGCATTTGCTTCATCGACATTGTTCTGCAACCGTTTCATCTTCGCCGACGACTGGTCGACTTCCTTGCCGCTGAACGCCTGTTTGACGCGCTGATACATACGTGACACCGATTTATTGACCATATCGGTCGCTTTGTTTACGCCGTCCGTGTCAAATTTTGTGTCAAATTTGAGAGAGCCGTCAACCATTCAATCACCCCCCGCTATCCTAAAAGTTTATTGAGCGCGTCACGTTCTGCCTGTTCCTGTGCCGAGTATTTGCGCTCAATGTCTATCATCTTTTTGTGCTCTTTATAAAATTCCTGCTCCCACTTGTCGAGTTTCTTGTGCCTGTTCTTCTTTTCGCGGATAGAACGGACTGTCGAGAAAAGGCACTCGCCAATCTCTGCAAAATAGCCGAGGAATGTCCACCAATGCATATAGGGCACGGCGCGGACTTCCTGCCCGGCGGTCTTGTTTACTGCGGAAAAAATCATCTTTTCGTCCTGAGACCATGACATGACCTTTTTCTGTCGCTGTTGACCTGCTTCTTTATAGTCCTCACCGCCATCAAGAAACCACGACGCTTTTTCAATCGCCTCGTTGCAGGCTTCTCTCGGTATCGAGTCTGGCTCTTTATATAAACAGTCCAGCATAACCGCCATTTTGTCATACTCATTGAGTTCCGGGTCGTCAAACGCCTCGAAAATGACAAGCGCAACGCGATAATCGGAGCAGATAGAATATTCTTTGCCTGCCACTTCGAGCGTGGTCGGAAGATAGCCTATCATAAGCTATTTTTAAACCTCGCGGCTTCGGCTTCGTACTTTTTGATACGGGCTTCGGCTTTCTTCTGCTCGGATTTTATGTCAGTTTCTATAATCGGAAGAACTGCATTGAAAACGCGCTCGAAAAGCGGAACGCCGCCGCGAGTTGAAAGCGGTGAAGCTGTGCCGAACAGAACGCCGGACACTTCGGAGTTGAAGATATAGTCGAACTGACCGCATATGAACTTGCCGAGGTCGCGGAGACTATCAGCTGCCGTCTCATCGTCAAGGTCTGCCGAACCGTCGCTCTTTATCTTGACGTTCTCATATTTTTTCATTTCTTCGTTTATATTGTTTTTAGCGTTCCGCAGACGCTCTATAAGTCCGTAGTCGGCGGTATCTATACGGACAATTCTCTGCGGGTCGCCGTTAATTTCGTAGCTTTTAAAGCCGTCGTCAAAGTTTATACTCTGTCGCTGCTGTGCCATGTTTTACCTCCTAAAAAGGGAGAGAGGCTGCCGAAGCAGCCCCCCTTTTTTGATTACTTGGACGAATCTGCGGTAAACGTTTTTGTTGCCGCATCAAAAGTTCCCTTTGTGCGTCCGCCGTTGTAGTGGATTTCAAAGGGAATCTGAACGCCGTCTTCGCCGCCTATCGACTGCGGAATGATAATAGCGTTCTCACGATACGCCCACTCACACGAGCCGTCGGTCTTGAACAGCGCGTCAACGACAGTTGTTTCAAGAGCCGAGCCAGTCGCACGGTCGTTGATTATGGACGCAAGGTGCTCATAGAGCGGGTCGCCACTATAAGCATAATAAGGGTCAACAGAGCCCTGCGGCTCGTAACCTTTGACATTGGTCGAGTTCTCGCCGAGTATGTTCTTCTTCGTCTCCGAGTCCGGATTCATCTCAATCGCATACTCTTCAAGGTCTTTGCCCAAACGGACATAGTTTGCAGTTGTGCCATTAAACGACGAATCGATGTAGTGTGCAAGATATTTGCGCTCTATCTTTGCGTTTGCCGTATTGGCAGTAGTTCCAGGCATTAAAACTCCTCACTTTCTATGGTATATTCGGCGTAGATTTGAAGCTGATATGTGACGCCGTCGTTCACGTTCCCTGTCGGAACTGCAAAAAGCATCGCATTTGCGCAGCTCATTTTTGTTATCTCGCCCGGCAGCTCTTTGCCGTCGACAACAGATGTCACCGCGATATGTTTCTGCTTCTCGAGCCAATAGTTCAGCTCCAATAAAAAAGCACTGTGCGCCAGTCGGTCAAACTCGTTGAACGGTCTGCCGTTGGCGTACAGTACAAAGCTGTGTTTGCGTTTCTCATTGCCTAAAATATCTTTTCCGACAAGCGCATCGCCCGAAGAATAGAGTCCGAAGTCCCCGCTCTTGTTTTCGGAAAAATCGACATGCAAACCGTTACAAAAGTCGTCTATTTTAGGACACTGAGAGAGTGTTTTTTTTACGGTTTCGATTATGTTCATCTATTTGCCGCCTCCTGCGCGTCGGCAAGAATTTTGTCCGCACGGTCAGCTTTCATACGCTCAAACCAGTGCGAACCTGCGAGCGGATTTTTTGTGGTATCATACGTCAGCGGTCTCCCCGTCGGGGCTTTACTCGGCGGTGACCACCAACCCACAATCTCGCCTTTTTCTTTGACTGGGATATTGGGACCATATATCTCGCCCATATACAGATAATGCGCATAGGGTCCGAGCTGTCTGACCTCGCCCGAGCCTATGACGGTCGGAATAGTCAGTGCCTCTGACATTAAAAAGCCGGACTGATACGGGATATACGGCTTCATAAACTTAATGACATCAGAATCGATAACGCACTGGATTCTATACGCCCTTTGGTTCATCTCTTTTGCAAATTGCGGATTCCAGTGAATCTTGACATTTATCGTCCCGGTATATTCCATATTGTCGGGTTGCTTTATTTTGTCGGACACGCTATCACCTCACATCAAGCTCGGTGTGGCGCATTTCCGCCGAGCCATAATCGCACATCCGGCAAGCCATGACCGTGTGGACATCATACCTGGCAAAAAGCTTTTTTACGCTCGCGCTCTGAGCTTCTTCGGTCGAGTTATCAATCGTCAGAGGCACAGAGTCTTTGATTATAAGGTCTTTCTGCGGAGTAAGTTGCAAGAGCAACGGCAGAAAAACCGTCACCGTGTCGCTCTCGGTCTTGCCGTTTTTGCCCGTCGAAGCGGTTGACTTCATATCCCAAAAAACGTGCGGCAGGAATATCCGCTCGTATTTGCCCCCTATAAGGCGGTACACGGTTGCTTTTGTGTTGGTATACATCTTTACCCCCTGTAAAGTAAACCCGTGTCACCGAGCCACAGATGCAGAATACGGCTATATTCCTGCTGACTCTCGCGGTGTCTGTCGGTTGCCGATGCATAAGATACGGAGTAGCTGCCAACGCTCTCGGAGGTCTTGCCGCTCTGGTTGTCTGCGCTATGTTCCGACTGTAAACATTCGGCGAGCTCGCAGCAACAAGACTTAATCGCTTCCGTCACTTCTTCAATCCGGCTGAATGTGTGCCGCTCAATAACCTTGGAGGCTCTGACGGCGAAAAAGTCGAAGTCGTCCTTGCTCATAGCGTCCCCGCCGTGGAGATAGTCATTGAGATAGTAGCCGTAGTCTGCATACTGTGTCATCGTTGGTCACTCCTTATGCCGTAGCTTTGGGCTTGAGGATTACGCCATTGAGGGCAGCTGCCTTGAGGGTGTTTTTGAGGACAACGCCCGCGACAAGCTCAACCTCGCCCATCTTTACTGCGCCCGGTGCGCTCATATCGGGCAGATAGGTGTTTATAACGCCAGTGCCAGTGGGCGCGATACCGTGAAATGCATCAAGACCGATGTTGACTGCGTAAATGCTCGAGGAGCCCGCCACAGAAGTAGAGGGAGTTGAGGTAGCAATGCAGTCAACGGACGCGCTGCCGTCATAGTACTTGCCCGCGTCGAGCATGGGGATATCGCCGTACATCTCAACCCAGCGACCGAAATCGTCACGCTCGCGGGAGTAATAACCAGCTCTGCGGGCGCAAGCTCTGACCTTGAGGAGCATATCGCCATTCATGAGCAGGAGCGACGGCTTACCGTCAACCTTATGAACAAGCTCATCAAGTTCGTCGAGGAATGCGGCATAGTTGGTGTCGAGTTTGGACGAATCGGAGAGGTCAATAGTGGAAGTTATCTCGGTGGACTTGCCAGCGAGGGACTTTCTCAGACCGTCGAAAGTGTTGGTCACATAGCCTGCTCCGGTGCTTGCCGAAGAGCCGTTAATAACGAGGTTGTGGAAATAGTTGGTCGTTGCCTTGACCTTTTCGCGGAGCTGAAATGCTATCTCATCAACCGCGCCGGAGGTATTCTCGATAACACGGTCGACGCTGAACTTGCCGCCCATGATTATCGCCTTTGCGGTCTTTTCGGTGCGCTTTGCCTCGTTCGAGGTGTACTCGCCGTTAATCTGACGAGTGGCGGCGGTGGAGGGAGTCTGAAGCTGAATATAGCCGTAAGTCAGAGTCGAACCACCAGTGCCAGGTGAAATCGCGTTGTCGAATGTGAGCATATCGAGGAGCAGAGACGAACGTCTGAACTCGTCGATAACCATCTGGTCTACATGGTCAGCCATGCCGACCTTTGCTTCTGCAAGAGTAATTGCCATTGTTTAAATCAACCTTTCTTTGAAAATTTCTCGGAAAGCGCAGAACGGAGAGTCATATCGCCGTTCGGATTCTGCCTTCTTCCCGTTCCGCCAGCATAGGGCGGAGGTGTGTTGTTGTCCTCGTCAAAAAGATATCCGTCATCTTTCTTGAGGGCTTCGAGCGCGGCATCTATATCGTCGCGCTGATTTTTGCTCGCTTTGAGTGCGTCAACATCGAGCAGCGCCTTGACTGCTTTCACGCTCTTACCTTTTTTGCCAGTTATAGCAAGGTCGAGCGCGTTCTCGAAGTCGAGGTCGTCGAGCTGCTGCTCATATTTTGTTTTCTGCGTGTTGAGGTCATTTGTGAGGCTTGTTATCTTGCCTTTTAAGTCCTCAACATCTACGCCCTCGAACTCTTTGAGTGAGTTTGTAGCAGTGTCGAGCTGACTCTTGAAGTTGTCGCGTGCCGCCGTAACCTTGCCGAACTCGGCGATGGTCTTATAGTTCTCCGCGACTGCTTTGTCGAAGTCTGCTTTCTTATCCTCGGAAACGGTAACACCGTATTTTTCGAGAATAGCGTGAATGTTTTCCATAGTAAAATCCTCCTGAACATTGCTTATATACCGCTCTGTCTGCGGTCAGAATTTAGCCACATGAACCAGTGGCGGGGTAAAAATGGATATAAAAACAGCGCCTCGCACGAATGCGAAACGCTGAGATTATTGAATTGTGTCAATCGTGTTCTGGGGTCAAAATGACCTTTACATCTTTCTTTTCTATTATCTCGCTATCTGAGACAACCGCAAGAACTTCGCCGTCCTCTGCGGTTATAATTACCTCTTCGTATTCCTTGCCCGAGATGTTCATTTAATCACTTCCTTTTACGGCTTCTCTGCCTTGTTTATAACTGAATCCCGCCGCTTTCAGACGCGCAGTTTGTGTCCGTAGTCCTGCCGCTTTGGAAAATCGCGCATATTCCTGATTAAGGCGGGTATATCGCGTTCTCACCGCCTTGAGTGCATCGTCGTCGCCCGCGCCCTCGAGAACCGTTATCTTTCGCTTGCATTTGCGGATAGCAGTTTCAAGCCGCCGCTGTGCCTGTGTCGCTTCATAGGTGGTGTAGTGCTTGCCTTGATATGTTATGCCGTCGGCGTTCGCCCTTTTAAAGGCTTCCAACTGCTCGGCAGTGTATGTAGGTTCGGTAACGCCATAAAAGATAGGAAAAGCCGCATGACCGCAGTTCAAAGTGCCGATTCGGCGAACGAGACTATCGTTGAGCTTCTGATAGTCCTCATCGCGGTATTGCTTGCCTTGTATAGGTTCGTGGTCGGGAGCACTTGCGGCGTGGGCTGATATTTCCCAGCCGTCCGCGCCGTATTTCTCGTGATTTTGTTCGCTGATTTTTTCCTGCATCAGACCGAGACCACCCATAATATTACGCCTGACCGCCGTTTCTATCGACGCTTTCGCACCGCTCTCATAGTCAACAGTGACAAGCCCCCGCTGATAGAGGTTTCTGCACGCCGTCTGAACCGCCGTATTATAGTCTGCCGCGCCCGTGAAAACCTGCTTAAAGGCAAAGTCGCAGCAGGCGTTATAAGCGTCATAAAGCGGCAATCTCTGCCCGTATGGGCTTATCATGCCTATGGTCTGCGTTATGTTGGTGAAGTCGTCCTGTGCAAGCGTGACTGCCGCCTTGACTATCTGCTGTAAGCTCTCGTTGTTCTCAAACTTAACGCCGTCAATGCCCGGAAGCTTTGAGATATCAAAGTGATAGCCCTCTACCGCAGCTTGTTCAAATATCTCATCTATCTCGTCGAGCGAAGTTTCAAACAGCTTCGCGAGTTTCTTTTTAATCTCTTGACGACTTAAGCCGAGTTCCTGCGCTTTCCATATCTCGTACTCAGCGGTTGATGTTATCTTTCCCGCTTCCGCTATCCTGCGGGCGATATCCCGCAACAGAAAATCGGTCACCGGGTCTGTTATCTGTGTGGCGAGGATTCGCAGCGCGTCAATGCTTTCCGGCGGCAACATAATTACTCATCTCCCGCCGTCATGCTCTCAAGCTCGGGCATATAGTTGTCTCGTATGTTTTGGATAGCTTCGGGAGTGTCCCACGGCAGCTCAAAATACCACGCAACAGCTATCTCCGGCTTAATAAGTCCCATCTGCACCATAGCGCAGTACTCATTCCACGTCTTGTCGCGGTTATAAAGAACACCGTCGCCGTAGTCGAGTGTAACCTCGTCCGGGTCGATAGGTGCATAACCGCCGATATGATAAAGCGCGCCAAGCTCCGAGCAAAGTTCCAGTAGCTTTTTAACTGTCTTTGTCCAAATCCCCTGCATATCGATTATAGTCAGATTATAATCACCGTCAGAAGATGTTATTTCCGTAGCTGTTCGCTCGGCTTCCTGCACATCTGACAAAATACCGCGCTTAAAGCCGATAAGACTTTCGATATTCCGCAGATATTCGGTCTTTCTTGTAAGATAGCTCTGCTCGCGGAAAGCGGGCGAGAATATCGTAACGCCGAAGTCCTGCGGGTCTTCGTCAAAAGCGGTAAAGATATCATCCTCGAGACTGCGCGTCTTCGTATTTCCGTTCTCGCCGGGCTTCTGCCGGGTGAGGTCTTCGGGCACCATTATACGCGCCCTACCGAGCTCAAACTCGCGGGAAAGTTGCCATTCGTTACGGTTGATTCGCGCTATGAGCTGTGCCGCGGGTGCATATATCGCTACGCCGTCCGCCGAACCGTCAACCGTGTTGTAAAGCGGCGTTTTGAGTGATACGAGACCGATTCCGTCAACGGGCAACACCGCCACAGACTCTAAATTCGCATATTTTTCGAGCGTGTCGAGTGGGACTTCCACGCCGAGCGTGTTTGAGTCGCTTGACCGAAAGAGCTTTGTTTCTATCGTTAAAGCTTGCCCTGCCGTCCTGCGCTCGAGCAAAGTATAATATTTGCCGTCTTCGATTGTCGTTTCCGCAGTTCCAACACTTGTAAGCTCGTTCAGTTCGTTTCTCGCAAGCGGTATAAAGCAATCGCGCCTAATCGGGACAAAATAAAACCCGTCCGCAGTTGGTACAGGCTTTATAAGGCATTCGCCGGAGATAAGTGCCTGCTGAAACGCTTCGCGCCGTATCTCTTCCAGCTCGCCGAGAACTCGCTCTGCAAAGGCGTTTTTAGTGCTTGTCTCATACTCTGAAAAAGTGGTCTTTATAAGCTTATTGACGACGAGAACGGGCAGTCGCTGACAGTCGTCGAGACCGTCGCTCTCGTGGTCGAAATACATCTCGAGCCATAGCTTGATAGCGGTTTTCATTTCTCGCGTCGTGATATCTTTGACCCCGAATGCATCGCTGAAATTATATATTTTCTCGCAATTAAGCAGCGCAGATATAACGCTCATTTGTTGCCCTCCGTGTTTATTACTATCTTTTTGAGTGACCTAACGCCGCGCTCAAGCCCTGCGATATACGCCCTCAAACGCTCGTTCTCGCGCGTCAGTTCGTCTACCTCAAGATTCAAGCTCCGGAGCTCTTCTTTCATGCTCTCTTTGGCGTATGACGGCAGATATTTTTCACATATCCACATCTTGATTTTCTTCATTTTTGTCCCCTCTATACCCCATCCAGCGGAGTTCCCTTCTCAATATCGTGTAACAAAAGTAACGCATATCGTCCATCGCGTGGTCATATTCCTTTACAACCTTGTCAACGGTCGATTTATCATCCCAGCGATACATGCCGAACTCTTTCAAGATGCCCTGACAGCTCGAATTTATCTTTATGACGCCGCCTTTGACCATCTCAGAAGTGACTCGGATTCCGTCAATTACATCGTTTTTTGCTTTTCGCACGGAAAATCTGCCGTGCTTTCTTATGCAGGTGATAAAGCTCGCGGCGGACGGGTCAACAATTATTCGCTCAATGTCATAGCCCTCGGCGAGTTCTTCGACCGCTTTATAATATTCCTCGTCGGTCATTTGTCTCTGTCGCTTGCGACCGTCATAATAAAACTCTTTAATGCGCGTCGCCGTCTTGCCGTTTAAGCACCACAGACCCGCCGAAAACGGATTCAATGTGCCATAGTCGATAGATATAAAATAACGCCCCTGTTCCGGGACGGTATCATCAATTAAACTGTTGACATCGACATCGTAAACAAGCCCATCTGCCGCTACCCACAGACCTAAAATAAACCGCTGATAAAACACTCCCGACGGGTATAGCCTGAAATATCGCTCTCTTATCTCGTCGGTAAGTGACGGATTGTCGGTTAATAAAAAGTGTATGTGGTAGACATGTTTCTCTTCGGGCTTCGTTACCCATTCTTCGTAAAACCAATGTGCCGGGCTGTCGGGGTTGCAGTTGAACCAGTACTTTGACCCGGTCACCGAACATCTCGCGAGCGACTGCTCCACAAACGAGCGAGGCATAAGCGCGACCTCGTCTAAGAGCACGCCCGCAAGGGTCAAGCCCTGAATCAATCCCGCCGAACTCTCGTCTCTACCGCCGAACACATAGAAATAGTTTGTCTTGTCGTTTCCGGTCACCACAAGAAGCTTGCTTGACCTCTTATAATTAAGCTCAAAATACGCCGTTAAATCGGTCATTCCGAGCAGCGGCGTTATTATGTTACGCTCTGCCGATTGGACGGTCTTGCCGCATATAGCGAACGTCTGACCGTCAAAATACCGCATAGCCCAATGAATGAACGACAGAATCATGCAGACGGTCTTGCCTGAACGGACTGCACCGTCGCATATAATAGCGTCATATTTGTCTTTATCCTTGCCGTGACACCAACGCAGAATCTCTTTTTGCTTCGGCGACAGTGTTGTTATTTTCATTCGTCGTCACCGTCCAGTGCCTTGTAAAGCTCTGATATGTCGCTCTGCTGCTGACCGCCATTCTCGGCTGCGAGCTCCATCAACGCTTTAAATGCCATTGTGTCGCCGTTCATCGCCCGGTTGAGCTGCGCGTATATCATCGCCTCTTTGGCTGATATATTAGCTCCGTCCGTTATCTCGCTCAGGTAGTTGACCTCTGCCGGGTCACTGTTTTTGAGGTACATCGACATGGCGCGTCTCACTATTTCGCGGGTATCTCTTAGGTCACGGCGTACCTCGCCTGAACGCTTTCCGCCTTTCCTCTGGTCTTCCACTGTTAAAGTGTGTCTTTTGCCCGCGAAATCCGTTTGTTTAGCCATGCCACCACCTCTCTTTTATTTCCTTTGCTTATTCATATGGAACGATATCATGCCGTCGCTCTTCCATTGTCGCTTTTGCTTAGGGCGCAGTCCCTTTGCCATGAATGAATTACGCTTTTTTGAACTCGTATTTAAAGCCATATTTTTTTGCGTTTCTTCTCAACCAACGGTCAACGCCCTCATTGTAGTCTTTTGCGGTCGTCTTTGCGCTTGCAATTGCTTTTTGAAATCCTACGGCATCGAATTTCTGAGTTTTAATAAATATATAGTCGCCGTATCTGCCGCTTGCAACTATTCCGCGCGCTCCTGTTTGTGCAGTTGTCGACATATCAGCCTTTGAAAACGCTTCGCCGCTCGGGTGATTATGGTATATTAATCGGTCTTTCAGCTCTTTCGGCTCCCACGATACTGACGAAAGGTTTCCGTGTTTGTATGTCGTGATATATCCCTGTTCGTCAACAGCAAATCCGTGCTCTTCTTCTGCATTTGCATACATTTTTCTAAATTGCTGTAAAGTTTTCTCTTCTGTTGACTTTTCCTTGTCGACGTTTACTCGCGACGGGAAATCGTTTACTGTTTCATCTGTGCCGAGTTCTTCGGCATCTCCGAACGTATCCCTTTGCCCTTCGCGCGACCCTTTTGGCATATCCAGTTTAAGCCCGCGCTCAACATAGGTTTCTATAATCTTTGCCACAACTTCGTTTTCGGCGAGTTCGTCAAAGGTCTTATATATCTGAGTTTCTTCTGTTGGTATGTGGTAGAGTTCCCACCTGTGTTTGCTGACCTTGAAAACGATATAATCGCCTGAATAAATCGCATTGACATATTTATAAAGCTGTCTAAATTGTTTCGTCGTCATTAATTGCCCCACCTTTTCTCTGAGAAGCTTTCTATCCTCTTGACATTTTTGTGTGTGACATTGTTCGGTATGTCCCCATAAATAAAGATTTTTTGCGGACACAGAATATCGACCATTGTTTGATATTCTCGCTCCCAAATCGGGAAATTTTCGCTGTTTTCTTTCACCCACATGGTCGATATGGCGACAATGCTATGCTTTGGCTCGCCGTCTAAATACCAATCAAAAGAGCGCTCGTCAGTGCTTGCTCTGATAGTCGGGATAACGGTTAACCCGCATTCCTGCATATAGACCGCTACCCAGTGTTTGCGATAATGATTGAATATCTGTGTTGCCATAGGCATATCGCCGTATGGTGAAAAGTCGGGAGAGAGCACACAAGCATATTCCGCGAGCTTCTCTATATACTTCTCGGGCGTGTTCCAGATCCGCTCAAACTTATAATCATCGCGGAAAAAGTGAACACCTGTTTTTTGTTTCTCTTCTGGGCTTCGCTTATCACTGAGCATAAAGTCAAATGGAATCCAGTCAATGACCTCCGGGAGCTGATATACCGGCTGTATCTCGGGTATGTCATATTTTCCGACGCCTGTAAACTGTGCCCGTTCAAGATTTAAAATATTTGCTTTGCGCGTTTTCGTCTCAAGCTTGTTCTTTTGCTTGACTTCGGGCGGCATGAAGTTAAACCCAAACTTACCCATATCAAAGTTGAATATGCCGCCGAGTTCTTTGTCAAGGAAGCCGAAGTCCCATTCCGCCTTTTCCGCGACTTTGTTGTCAGCGAGCCTAAATGCTTTTATCTGCTCGTCGTCGAGGTCATCGGCAACAATGCAAGGCACCTCCGCCAAGTGGAGCTTCTTTGCCGCCTTTAGCCTCGTGTGACCACATATGACTGTGCCATCACCGTCAATTACTATCGGGACTTTGAAGCCGAACTCCGATATGCTCTCGGCGACATACTCCACCGCTTCGTCATTTCTGCGCGGGTTGCGCTCATACGGCTTGAGGTCTTTTACTTTCTTTGTAATTATCTCCATGTTATCACCTGAATTTTTAAAGCGTTGTCGGCGGCTATCCGACAACCGAATAACCACCGACAACCAACGGGAAGGAACTAACTTGTAGGTGTGCAAAGCCGGAGTTGAACCGAACTGTCGGGGTATATCAGCCCCGAAGATAACCGTATGCCACCATATATGCCGCCCGAGCTGCGTCTTTTCATCAGCCATCAGGATTTATACGGCTTAACAAGCCGCCGCCGAGCGCTCCGGCAACCCGATACTTAACTTCTCGCGCTTCCTCGCCCTCTTGGCGGCTTGGATCGGAGCAAAGGACTCGAACCTTTAATGCGCTTATGCGCATATCGCCTGAAAGCTCCGCATAAAAAGCCCTGCTATTAACCCGCCGCAGGGCGAGGCGGTAAGAAAGGAGCCGGTTTTCCGCACCGGCGAGCGGTGGAGATGTGGTAAACAACATGAACGGAGAAAAGAAGTAAAAGCGGTTGCCCGTCCACTTTTACATCTATATGATATCATATCTCCCAACTGTATTTCACTGTATTTTACAGTATTTTACTGTACACTTTTAGCGTTGAGGAGTTCTTCGAGTGCCGCGCAAGCTTTCTTGTTCGTTTTCCAACACCACTCTCGGGAATATCCCATCTCTTCTGCAATGTCTTCAAAGCTCATCCTGCTGAGGTACCTCAAAAGCAGAAACTCTTCCCACTGCGGCGGGAGTTGACTCACAAGAGCCTGGAACTCGTTTTCGGCGGCGAATTTTTTCTGATATATCTCTATGATTTCGTTACCTAAGTCGACATATTGAGATACTAAGCTGCTCATTTTGTCCTCTGCTGTCTTCTGCACCGACTCGGACGGCGGGGCGGTAATTGATACCAACATATCAAACAGCTCCGATTTCTGACGCTGTTTGAATGACAACTCATTGTCAAGGTGCTTTATTCGGTTGACGTATTCGGGAACGGTCACAATATCACCTCTATCTCTGTTCTCGGGTTTTCCTTGTCATAGCTTCCGCACAGCTGAAGCTCGACGTTTGAGAAACTATCATCTTCAATTATCCCCGCTTCGCGCAAGCCGTCAAGGATAAACTTGCCATTGTAGTTGTCGGGGTCGTGCCGTTGTTTTGTGCGAAAGAAGTATGTAATTCTGACAACGCACTTTTTAATCGGCTCGGACGGCTTCGGTCGGCAGTACACCGCGCAAAGGGCTTGCCACTGCTTTTTGTCCGCTCTATACGCCCATACATTCTCGCGCCCCGCGAACCTGTTAAGAGACGGCGGGATATCGGGGATAGTGTAGATATATCTTTTGCACTCGCTTTGTGGGCACACCTGCCGACCTTCGGGACGCTGGAATTTAACGGCTTCACGGTCTGCGTCCATATTAGTCCTCCTCGCCCTCTGTTTCATTTTTGTCTTTGGACTCCTCTGTTATTAGTTCCGAGTATGGGAGTGTTTTAATCCATGCACAAAACTTAACCCACTCGTCGAGCTTATGGCTGCGTCGAGACTTGTACATATTGATAAGTACCTCGTAGTTCAGCATGACCGTACGGCGCTGATTGTAGCTGCTCGGCAGAAGCTGAATCATCTGCCACCAGTATTTTTTATCCTTCGTATCAAGAAAACAATGTCTTGCCTCATTGAGAGCCATAATTACACCTTCAAGGGCAGCATAGTACATAGGGTCACAATTAGAAACATCTCCTATATGCTCACAACTAAAATCCTCCAGCGTAAACTCTTTTGCATGAATCTTGTGCATCGTTGAGCAAGAATTGGCGACAGTGCCTACTTTGTAAGTATCAAACTCCTTCCACCAATACAGCGGAGCTGTTATATCAACATATACCGTAATCATTCTCATGAACTTGCGATGATCTGTACCGGCTTTGCGAAGACGAGTCATGAGGTTGAGGTCATTCGAGCCAACTACAAAGCACTCAAAACCAGTACAATCACGGTTTTCTCTACGACAGATACCTTCGCGCTCGATTTTGCCGCATTTCCCACAATCGACCGCAAGGTAGGAGTCGCTCTTATCCCAAGAGTTCATAGGGTTACGCATCCCTCTAATAATCGCCTCCCACTGTTCTGTAGAAGGTGCTACAACATTTTCAATCTTTATCATAATAATAGTCACTCCTTCCTTCGCGGCATTCGCTTATCCTTGTCCAAAAAAACCGTCCGTTATCATCGACAAGTAAAAAGCGCGAGTTTTTCTTGTCAACGGCATAAACCGGGGAATCCTGCCATCGCCCGGCATCGTCCTTGTAATTAACTTCAAACATAATTCTTCATCTCCTGTATCTTGTTACGCTGTTCACGATGCACTCGACTTCATACCCCGACAACGGAGGTCTGCAAGCCTGCGCATTTGCTTTCAGTAATTCTTGATGTATTTGTTCTTTTGAATATCCCTGGGAATGCATTTGCCCCGCAAGGGAAGTGAGACTTATATTCCGCATTCCCGCGGGAATCTCGGGATATCGCGGTGTGATGCTGATTTTCCCCTCAACTTGAATCTCGTACTTGGGGGTGTAAATCCGATTGCTGGAGTTTCCGATACTTTCTCCGTCCTTCGGGGTATCTTTGAAATACTTATCAACGATATAATCGATGCCTTGCTGATTTTCTATAATCGTCGGGTATATCAACTTTTTCCCGGTCGTGATGAAGTATCGGGAACCCCTGTAAATCTCCACTCCTGCGCCGTTGTTTTTGCCCTTAAAGGGTAACGAACCTTTGACAAATATATGTACGCCACGCCCGCTTCGGGACAGTTCAGTGTATGACCGGCAGTGACTGATACAATCAAGGCTCAAATCAGACAGAAAGCCGTCCTCATTAAACCCCGCATCGATATCAATCCCGACTATCCCATTATCTGCAAAAACAAATCCTACATGGTCGTATACTCCGTCGTTGACAGCTCTCACGGCTTCGTCAAAGGTGCTCCATGTTTCGGGTGCTGTAGAGGACGCTGCTTTTCTCGCTTTCGCCTGCATCGGTATTTTTGAATTGTTCCATACACAGACCCATTGCGGAAGTTCTGTGATTTCGGGAGGGAGATTGTCGTATCTCATGGCTTATTCCTCAGTATCATTCTCGCTATTAAACCAATACTCGCCCGCTCGTATCGTAAAACCGGGGAAAGTTTTGGTATCAGTGGTTGATTTGTTTGCTTTAATGATTTTTTCAGCTTCATATGCAGGCATTGAATGTTTGACATAGTCGTTGCCCGCTCTCGTAATGAAATCTACGGTTCCGTTTGCATTGATTTTGAGTTTGCTCAATTGCACATCTCCTTTACCAAGTTACATTTCCGAAGGTTTTGTTGACTTTTTCGATGCTCTGATTGAGTTTTTCAAAGGCTTTCGCTTCTTTCTGCCGAAATGGAAGGTCGACCAGGTCGGGCTTTTCCACCTGTGTCCAAAGAGCACCGAAAATATTCCATATAAACGCGCGATCATGTCTTTCGTCAGTATCACCCCTGATGAATTTGAGATAATGCCTTACCGCGCTGTCAATGTAGCTATGCATTGGGATTCCTTTTTCCCAGTTTCTCTCGGAGTATTTGAGAGCACCTTCTTCATAGTGCTTTGAGACTTCGAGAATCAGCGTAGGAAGGTCTGTGTTGAGCTTTTCGGCAAATTTATCGACCGCCTCTATAAGCTGCCCTGAATCGCCATGTTTGACGAAATAATCGATATGTCTGATAATCTCATCGTTTCCGAGGATTCGGGAGACTACCCCGAGGGGAAGAAGGTCGCAACGACCTTTCCCCTCCTTGATGTCTCTCACTGCCCCAGTCTCGAACTCTATTCTGTTGCCGCTATCCGAAATAGGCATGATAATCCTCCTTATCCGAGCAGATCGTCGAGACTCGGCAGTTTACTTGAGTTAGTTTTCACGGGCACAGAAGCGGAAGCTTCGAACCCGGTTGCCGGACGTTTGTCATTGAGACGAATGAAGGTCATCGTCTTTCCGGGTTCATCTCTCTTCTCGATTTTCTCGTGCGTAACATCGCACTCTACATAGTGACCGACCAGCTCAACCGGGTCTATATCATCTCCGAGCGCGGTTCCGTCCATAGCCTGGCGGACGAAGTATGAAAAGGCATTATATGCGCCTGTATTCTCTCCGCCGTCCTTAGTCTTGAACGAATACCTTTCAATATGTTTAGAGCCATCCTTGGTTTCCATTGTTACCTCAAGCTTTCCGAACTTGTCCTTATAGTCAACATTGACTATCTTGAACACATGAGTGCCCTCGGGGATGAGTGAGAAGCCGTTAGTGAGTGTTATTCTTGCCATTAGTGATTTCCTCCGTTGTTTGTATTTTTAATGATATTTGCGATTATCGCAATTATAAAAAGCGTCATTTCAGCGAACAGGGTTGTCAGCACACCGAGTACAAAAGGATTGATGAACATCGTAGACTTCCTCCTTATATCCTCGTCGTAGTCAACCGATAGCTTGTCTCTGATGTTGAATATTTATCGAGCAGTCCATCGGCAGCTAAGTCATTTTTATTAATCTTCGTCGAGGTCGTTTTGCTGATATCCCATGAATACTGACCGCCCTTGAGAGATACTTTTTTATCCCCTTCTCGGAACTGCCCCTGACCGTATTCTTTCACGATATCTGAGATCGTTTTAAGTCTCTTAATCAGCGGAGTCAGAGGTTCGGAAAGCTTGTCTATCTGCTCTTTTAGGGCTTCGCCCTCAGTGATGAGAGCATTGATATCCGTCTCAGGGGAAAGAGTGTTTGTTCTGAGTTCCTTGAGAATATCGGCATCAACCGTTTCATCGTATTCGGGAGATATTCCCGAGAGGACGTGATTTCTCCACCAACCTTCAGCAACTCTTATATAGTCCTCGAAATCAGGGTATCTCTCACTGATTTTGAAAGGGACAACAATAGTATTTGCGGCATTCGGTACAAATGCTTCGGGGTGCTTGTAGTCCTTATCCTCGAGGAAAGAAGCAACCATTATCACCTGATCTACGCCGAGTAAATAGGCGTATAGCGCAGCCTGTAAAGCGTAGTATTCTGGAATATCATTAGCCCAGTCTTCGCTTCGTTTTGTGGTTTTCATCTCGAGCACCGATTCGAGTTTTCCGTCCTCATCGTAGTTCAGATAGTCCCACATTCCGCCGAATATCGGCTCATCGTGAAAGAAATCTCCTCGAGTGACCTTGAAGTAATTATCACCGAACTTGTCTGTGGGAGTAACGAGGTTCGGCATATAGTAGCTCTGCTTCATATACTCAGCCTGTTTTGGTTCTATAGCCTTACCCGCTATCGTATAGATGGTATCCTCGAAAGGTTCTTCGTATGTTCGGGTGATCTCGCACCAAGTCTTAAACGGGGTATTCCATTTGTTCAGTCCCATGATTGCAGCGAAGCGAGTACCCGTGATTTTCTTCGGACGCTTGGGAATATCGACTTTGATTTTATTTCCGTTAATCCACTCCATATACTGCCTTCCTTTCGTTGTCAATCGAAGATATACAGTCGGCGATACGATTTAACACTTCGGGTGATATTTCCGGGATTTCCTCTTCGATATGCTCGTATATGTTAGTTAGGCACTCGTAATAATCATTGAGGGGAAGGTATTTCTTGAGAGTTACAGTGCCCTCGACGTCTATCGAAAACTCAACTTCGGTGTAGGGCGTGAAGTTCGCTGCTCTGATGATGCTTTTCGGAACTTTGAGAAGTCCGTCGGCATCTACTGTTCTAATTACTTTGTCCATAATTAACCTCCGCATTTTTCAATCATTTCACCGATTCCGGTGATAAGCTTTTCGCAAGCCGATTTTGTGATATCCTTGAATCCGTTAGTTTTCAAGGCAACCTCCTGAATGAACTCTTCCTGATCGGGGGCAACCTCTCTAAGTTTCTTGAGAGCATCCTTGAGAGCCTTAATCTGAAGCTCGTCTGCATTACCGTTAGCCCCTGTGAGGGTTTCTTTTATCTTTGCCCTCTCTTCTGTAGTTGCAGGTGCTTTTTTCTGCCCGGAGGCGTGAGGTACTGTTGGCGTTACGCCAACCTGCGGATCAAGTTCGTCGTGCTGAGTGATGTCGAGAATGAGGTAGTACAGGTATCGTCTCATGTAGGTGATTCCCGCACCCGTCGCCTGAACCTCGTTCATTCTGAATTTCGCGGGTTCTTTGATATTTTCGGCGGGAAATGACACGTCGATATGATTCTCAGGATTGTCCACGTCGATGAGCTTACCGAGTGCCTGTCCGTCAACAAATGTCGTTATGAAAACACAGTGATATTTTGCAAAAATCTCTGTCGCCGGAGGAACAATATCTGAAAGTTCATAGTAGGTAAACTCTGCATGATTATTCACTCCCGACTGCTGAACTTTCAGGTTCGCGAAATCCGCTCTCGCGGCTAAGAGTCTTACATAGAGATTCGCACCGATAACTTCGTTCGGAGTTTCTGTCTTTTTAGCTGGCATGATTTGATTCCTCCAATATATTTAATATTTCTTTTTTAAGTGAGTTGACCTTCCGTGTATCACGGTTTCGTGGCTTGATTCCGAGAAAATCGTTGACATACTTTCTGGCAATTTGTATGTACCAGTTTTTGTCGATATCCTCTATTGATGCTTCGTTATTGTTGTCAATGAGGCAATGTGCCGGTAGCCCTCTGATTTTCGCATTCCGCCCGGTTCCTTTATGAGTTTTCATCAGTGTGCCGAGTCGTGAATCCTTTGAGGCATATACTCTGTTGCATCGTTGAACTTGAACTTCTTGGGGATTATTCAACGGATTAATAGTCTGAAACACCCTCGAGTATTTGCCTGAAGCTTTCGCCACGATTTGAAAGGCGAGGGGGTCGGTACAGTTGTTTATCGTCTCTTCAACAGGCACATCTTTCGCAAAATAATCAACGAGTGCTTTCGCAATTATGGTCATATTGTTATTGATGTTGAATGCGCCTGCGGGTGCTATCCCTCTGACGAGCAAACCGCCTTTGACTTTCAAATTCCCATCACAAGCGATCTCGATGTAATTGTTAACGTCCTTTTGAATGATTTCTTTGATAACATCTTCTTCGAGTTCGAAGCCCGTTCTGTCCTGCCACTCTTGCGTGATTTCGGAGACTTTCAAATACTCCACATCCTCGAAACTCACCATAATACCATCGGTGTTAAGTTGGATGATTTTCAAGGTTTCACATTCGGCGGCAAGGTGGTTAGCGAGTTCCAAGAGATAGAGTTGCCCGGAGATACATACAGACCTACCCATCAATGGGTCGAAGAGGTCGTTATACTTATTGAGCATCGCACCATAGGTGGTGTTAGCAACGAGTTTCAAAGCGTTTGCAAGTGCTTTGTCTCCCGACTTCTTTGCCTGTATTCTTCTTTCCAGCATCTTTTCGTAGATTTTGGGGTTAGGAATACTGCGTGAACAATAGCCATTGACCGTCATCAAGTGGGGGTTCAGTAGTATGAAGCCACATCATAATTGCGAATCAACCTCATACACAAACCACCCCCTCTCTGCGTGAAGGTCTTAGCAGGTGTTCTCCATCCGGCTCTCCTGCGATTACACGCTTTTTGAGAGTGTTGTAGGAGATGCCGAGTATTTCACTCCATCTTTTTATGGAATGACATTCACCGAACGCCGTAACCTTATGTGTGGAGCATCGGTTATTGCAATTTTCCTTGATTGAAACCCATCGACAGTTTTCGGGAGAATAGCCCCTGTCGTTATCGACTCTATCAAGAGTCAAGGTCTCAGAATAACCGCTCTGTAACGCCCATCCCTGAACGCCTTGCGTTTTTTCCATTCGAGACATACTGAGATGCCTCTGCCACCATATCGAGCGTAGAAGGGGTGCTTAGGGTTCGTACAACGCTGAATCATATTGGAATGAATTACATCAAGTCTTGTCTTCACTTTCACCACTCCTTTCTCGGTATGTCGGTATGGCTCCGTGAATTCCACCGAATCCCAGGGTACATTGACAGTCGCCAATCATCAAATTGAGTTTGGACGAAAACAACTCTTCCTCGGGAATTGATTTATCGTGTATACGTTCGAAAAACTTTACCGCTTCCGCCGGAACATATTCCCAAAGAATGTTGTCCAGGAAATTATATTCCCGCTCGTCGGTATGCGTTTGTGGGTGAGCATCGAGGTATGCCGCTGTCAGCTTCGCGTTCGTCATGTACAGGGCTTTTTCATCAGGTATACCTTTTGCCCTGCCGAGGAACAGCTTGTTTTTCAGATAGTTTTTTCGCAGCTTGTACAGCTCTTCTGTTGCGTCGACATCGTGAACACAGTACATTACTGTTTCGTCGATTTCATAGTCAGTAAGAGCACGATCGAGGTTGAAGTCCACTTCTGATTCTTGTATATCCATTCCGAGATGAGCTTCTATTGCCTTTAGGGACAAGCCTACCTGACAGTCATCGAATACATCAAACTGCTTGAAAAAGTAACGATTCCCACGCATCAGCGGGTGTTCCCAGCCGCCTCCGCCGCCGATTATATAGTCATTGAGTTCTTTTATGTCTTCGGGCGAAGCCTCGGCAAGAGCTGCTTTAAGGATGAATTGATCGTAGTGCTTATTGTTGAACCCGCAGAGCAGAACGTCATCGTCTCGCATAAACTCCTGAAGTGTTTCAGGGTCATTGTGAATGATTGTATAGATTCCCGTTTCGGCGGACTTAAATACGAAAAGCCAATCGTGCGCGAAAACCTCGCAGTCGAAAAAATAAATCATTGTGCACCTCCGTCCGCGAATAAACATCCGTTTTTACGATAGATACCTACTCGTGATTTGAACGCCCGCTGAAAGTATCTTCCGTTGTCTACGAAGTCAATGCATATCGGGTCTTTCTTACCCTCATGCGTTCGAGCGACACGCCCTATCGCCTGTGTAACTACGGCATAGTCCTTTTGCGGCAAGGTCATGTAAAGCATTTCAAGACACGGTATATCAAGCCCCTCTTTTGCCAGTGAAAAAGTCGCGAATAAATACTTTTTCTTGCCGTTTCGCATGTCTTCTATAGCCTGCTCGCGTTCCGCTTTGCTTCTTTTCGAAGTCATTTTCCCGGAAATCATAACGGATTGTTCCCGCATCTCGGGCGGAAGCGCCGACATCAATGTTCTCAGATGTTCGAGCCTTTCCGAAAGAATCAGCCCCGGACGATCTCGATATACCGAAATAGTTCGTACTATTGTGTCGTTTCGAGTACTGTCGGCGCAGAGGTGATTTATCATCTTCGCATATGCGATGGTGCCATCGGAGTTCAAACAGTCAAGAGATATTCCGCTCGTTGTGTCTACCGTGCGAACAGTGACAGGCATTGTTTTTTCGGCAACAGCTTCATCAGGCACTGTATAAGCTACATGACCAAGAAGCGCGTATGTTGCCTCAATCATTCCGTCGGCTCTGTGTACGGTCGCGGAAAGTCCGAATTTATGTCGCGCTACGATATGATTCAAGACCTTGTAAAATTGAGTCATAGTTGTCGGGCTTCCGGCTACTCGGTGACATTCGTCGACAATCACCACATCCCAGCAATCCTTGTATCGGTCGAGATCGAGTTTAGCCATCGTCTGAACCGTCGCAAAAGTTATTCCCTTACCTATCTCAACTTTTCCGCCCGTGATTGTACCTATGAGTTCTTTATCAATATACTGCTCGGCTCGCGCCTTGCTCTGATTTAACAGATCGAGGGTGTGTGTGAGCCACAGCACAGGTCGGCGATATCTTTTAGCAAGTGCTATCCCCATCTGCGTTTTACCGCTTCCGGCTTTACTTTGAAGTATTCCGTACTGACTCTCTATCAGCTTGTCAACAGCCTCAGATTGATAATCATACAGAGGTACTGGCTTGCCGCCGAAGTCGATATCTTTATTACATCGGAACTCAACATCAAGACTTAGTGATTCACCGTCTACGACCATATCTGAAAACACACCTCGTGTGCCATATGGAAGAATCAAGTCATCCCCGTCTTTTTCATAAAGCGTCAGGTTTTTGGGAGTATCCCCTATCCAAAATCCCATTCGCGCTTTTTTAGCATATATGGGATTTTTAATCGTCAATGTGTTTTTGCATAGCTGAACAATTTCGGGGGTCGGGTCAGATACCCGAATGGTGCTACCAATACTCAAGCGCATGATTTCACCCAAACTTCCAACTTAACCCCCCATGAATCGAGTTCAGTTTTGTGGAGTGAGGATTTGACGCGAGAAAGAACCATTAGTGTGGTGTGAGGAATCATATAGATATTCCCCTCAATCAGAACTGCAAACCATGCTCTCCCGTTCCCAAAGCTTCTCCAAAGCTCCATTGCAAGATTCTGATTATCTTCGATTCTACCGAGCCTGAATGAATCTCCGGAGCAAACTTTGCAGTCTATCAGATAAGCAATGCCGTTTCTGACGGCAATTACATCAGCAGGCTGACCGTCACGGTTCTGTGCGAAGTTATGTACCCAGAACCCCTTGCTAAAGAGCATCTCGCAGAATGAACGCTCAAAGGCGTTTCCGGCTTGTTTGTTTGAATGTTTCATTGTTTTACCTCTTCATTTGAATTTAGGACAAGTTGCCATTTTGTGTTTCGCATCTCTTACAGGTTTTCCGTGTCTCGGGAATCTTGCCCGAAGCAAATCGTACTCGAGTGACTGCTGCTTGTGAATTTCCTTGAGAAGTTCTTGTCGAGCAGAGAACCATTCAAGGTATACTTTGCAGGTCGCATGGCATTTGATATCACGGTTTTCACATTGGTGACAGGGGTTAATCGGCATAGTTCATCACCCCGCTTTCCAATGACTTCGGTTTATTCAGGCTTTTACCAACCATTCCGATTCCTATTCCTTTTCTTTTTGAGGTGATACGCACAATAGTCCTCGGAAGCTGGAATCTCACGGAAACATTCCGTTTCATAGGTATAGGCGCAGCATTTTCCGTCCCATCCGTTACTCGGACGATAGATATCGCGAAGCCAATAACAAGTTTTGCAGATGTTTTTTCTGTGCCATTCCGGCTTTTTGGGGGCATCAGCGGTCTTTTCGAGTCTTTCCATTGCGTTCGCTCCTATCGGCTTTGAGTCTGGCTCTGACTCTGTCCTCGAGAGCTATGAACTTGTCCTCATGCCAAAAGCCGTAGATTATCAGTACGACGACAGCAAATTCAAAAACTGTCTGAATTGCAAATTTTAAAGCCATAGTTATATCTCCCTCTCTTCCTTTCCGTCTGCCTGTCCGTCATCCCCCGGAAGCTTGCGGGATTGGAGATGAACAATGAATGAAAATAACGAAAGGAGTGTAGTGAGTGACCTCTGGGAGATGAGGCACAGGCAGACAATGATTGTTATTTAACTGGGGTCTATCCCCGTGTATTCTTTGAACTGTTTCGGGTTGATATAGTAGGTGTAGCGATCACCGTTCATCTTCATCGCGGTTCCTATAGGAAGTCGCCCTCGCTGTAAACCGATTCTGACGAACATCTCGCTCACACCCATAAGCCTTGCGGCATCTTTGACTGTGATTCTTTTCATGATTCTCGCCTCACGAAGAGAACGCCTTGAGAAAACGCTCTTTACCTTTGACGGTGATAAGCATCTGAACGCCTGTCCAGTCGGTCTTATCGTTGTATGTCTCTTTGACAGTGAACAGCCCTGAATCGACATGCTCCGCATAGGGCATCAGCCTGCCGCGCTTGTCGCGGTAAATGTATTTGTGGTCTATAAGCCACTTTACAAAGTCATTCTGTTTCAGCCCGAGAAGCTTCGCCGTCTCTCTGATTCCAGTAAGACTCTCACGGTCGCACAGACCGTCAAAATATTCCGCTTTTGGCTGCATAATGGCGTTCTGAACCGAGAGGTTAGCGTTTATAGTTTTGAATCTCTCAAGCCTTTCCTCAGCCATTCTGAGGGCTCTCGACATCACTGCTTCGGGCGAGTTCCACTCTCTTTCGAGCTGCAAGAAATACTGTCTCGCCTGCTTGCCTTTCTCGTTGCGCTGAAGCATACAGATCTCTTTTGCCATGTCGATGGTGAGCTGCGCATCCTGTCTCGGCTTGCCCGGTAAGCCGTCAGACCTATTCGACAAAAATGTCGAATAGTCCTCTTCCTCAGCAAAACCGTATTCGCACATTCTCGGGAACCATTTGTCATAGGGTGTTCCGACTTCAAGAAATTCGTGCAGGTCTCTCGCTAAGACCGTAGGTCTGTCGCTTTCATAGTTGATTTTGATTAACTCGTTCATTTACAAAGCTCCTTTATCGTTTAATTTATTTGTTGGGTATATCCGACCCTTTTCCAATTACTATCGATTGATTGAGTGCTTTCAGCAATGCATCCAAGCGATACAGAGTTGGTTCCACTCGTCCCAATTCGTAAAAAGATATGGTCGAAGCTGGTATCCCGCTCTTAATTGATAGCTGTCTCAATGACAGTCCCGTATCTTTTCGGCATCGGCTTAACAAATCAGGTATGTTCATGGTTTCCTTTCCACAACATATTGACACCCCCTATTGACTTTGCACAATATGTTGTTTATAATAAAATCGTAGCCGTGGTGTTTTAAAACTCAATCGGGGGAATTATTATTAACAAGAGAATTACAGTAACCGCAGAATCGAAAAGCGGCAGAAATGAAAAATTTCATGACAACGCAACAGGTAGAAACATGAATCGTGAACAATTCGTAAAATCCATTCAAAACGGGCGCTATGATGATTATCATGTCAGAGTCATAAACGGGGTCACTACACCCTGTTCCAATCCTGACAGCAATAAAACAAACAACTTAGACTAAGGGTTCAGCACCACGGCTACGCCATTCTTTTCTACGATTTCCTCGTCGGATATCACCGCTAAAACCGTTCCATCTGAGGCGGTTATGATTATTTCGGAATACTCCGTGTTTCCGATAGTCATTGCATGTCTCCTTCATTATGTCTGTCGTTAATGACTTTCTCGATATACCTTTCAACAAATTCGGTGAGCATACGAGTCAACTCTTCGTTTTGCTTACCGAGTTTTTGCTGCGCGACAGACCAAAACCACTTCAACCACAATATTGTCACTGCGCTTGATGTTATAACGGCTATTAGCATGTTGAGCATAGTTTCATCTCCTTTCTAATTGCATTAATTTCATTTTCGTGCTATACTGTTTTCGCCTTTTGTGGCAGAGAGGGGTTGGTTACATTGACCAAACTTTTGACTTTGCCTGTTCCTGTTGCTCCGGAAGAGTAGCCGATGCGGAAGGCGTTCCATGTGCGGACGGTGTCCGCCGAAGTGAAGCTCTGAACTAAGAACCGGCAGAACGTTGTCGGTGTGGGATTTCGCAAAAAGGGTTCATCATCCCGTGCAGGGAAGCACGTTAAAAAACGCAGATGAATCGGTCTCAGGCGCGCTTGATGCGTTTGGGGTTTAACCTCTTGCGCTGAGACTGCCCCACTGCAAGTCAGAACAGGTAAATAAAACCGGCAACAACATCCGAGACGACTCCTCGGGTGTTGTTTGCTTTTCCGAAGCAACAGGAGCAGGCAAAGAGCGTTTGTGTCAAGTGTGGAGTTTCTTCCGTTTTGCATTGGTAAAAGTCGCTTTAAAAGCGACTCAATGACCAAAAAAAATTGACGCTGGATTTTTGATATCAAGGATACTTATCATAGCCTCTATCTCGTTGCTGTTAAGAACACCCTTGTTGAGCTTGCGATTCAGCGTAGCTTCATGGATTCCCATTCGCTTTGCTACATCCGCCTGGGTCATCCCTCGCGCTCGTATCAAACCCTTAATTTCATTTGTGGCTATCATTCTTTCACCTCCTTAGTCGCTTTTTACGCTACTATGTTATCACTTCTCAAAACACTTGTCAAGCGTTTTTAAAAAATTTTTTCGCTTTTTAGTTGACTTTTCTTGCAAATCTGCTACAATAGGTCATGGAGGTGCGAGATATGTCTTTAGGTAATAATATAAAACATGCACGAAAAGCTGCCGGTTTGACACAAGAGGACATTGCAAAAGAAATTGGTGTTTCCAAGCAGACGGTTCAAAAATACGAGAGTGGAGTAATAACTACCATATCCTCTGACAAAATCGAGATAATCGCAAAGTTGCTTAAAACAACACCTGCAAAGCTCATGGGTTGGGAAGATGGCTCATCGCTTAAACTTATTTCCCCAAGCATTACAGATGATGTTGTTACTTTTCCGGTTCTCGGCAGTATCGCAGCAGGATTCGAAGAAGTCGCTGTCGAAGATTGGAGTGGCGCGGTTGTAGAAGTTCCGACTGCTTATCTGAAAGGGAGAGATAAAAAAGATTTCTTCGTTTTGGAAGTTCGCGGCAATTCGATGTATCCGCTCTACCACGAGAAAGACAAAGTTCTTATATTGAAGCAAAATTATATCGATCACAACGGTGATGTCGGAGCAGTCATTTACGATGGGGAATGCGCTACACTCAAACGCGTCGATATTTCAGATGACATGGTAAGACTTAGTCCGATAAATCCCGAGTATCAACCGAAAGAGCTTCACGGTGCGGATTTAGAGATGTACCACATTCTCGGCGTTCCTCGCTTGCTCATACGTGAAATAAATTAAAAGAACCCCCGGTGCTGGAACACCGAGGGCTCGCATACCAAAACACGCCTACCAAAGAGTGAGTTGATATATTTAATAGTATATCACCCCGCTCTGTTAATGGCAAGTAAAATAACAGAAAGCGGGTATTTTTATGCGTTTACCTAATGGATATGGTTCAGTATATAAATTATCAGGAAACAGACGAAAGCCTTATATCGCTCGCCGAACTATCGGGTGGGACGATAACGGGAAACAATTATACGCCAACATCGGGTACTATCGAACAAGAGCGGAAGCCTTGCAAGCCCTCGCCGCATTTAATGATAATCCATATGATTTGCAGCTTTCAAAGGTAACATTTTCCGAGATATACGAGCGTTGGTGGAATGACACATTCGATGATGAATCGAACCGCTCAACCACGAGAAATTACAGTGCAGCTTATAAACACTGTTCATCTCTCTATGATATGCATATGTCAGACATACGCCCGTCTCATATGCAGGATGTTATAGATTCCTGTACTGCCGGATATCAAATGCAGAAAAGAATTCGGATCCTGTTCAACCAGCTATATCGCTGGTGTATAAGTCATGATGCTATAAAAAAGAACTATGCAGAGCAAGTGAAAATTACCGCTAAAGAAGAGTCTAAACCGAGGGCGGCATTTTCAACAGATGAAGTCGCTTTATTATGGAGTTGGATAGATAAGCATGAATACATCTCAATGATACTCATACTCATATATTCGGGAGTCAGAATTTCCGAACTGCTCGATCTCAAAAAAGAAGATGTTCATCTTGATGAGCAGTGGTTCAATGTGAGACATTCCAAAACCGAAGCAGGTGTTAGAGCCGTGCCTATTGCCGATAAGGTTCTCCCCTTTTGGCGCAACTTCATGGAAAAATCAAAAAGCCCCTATGCCGTATGCACAGAGGACGGTAAGAAGTTAAACTACGACAACTTCGTCAGAGCTTATTGGTTTCCGCTGATGAGCGAGTTGAACATGAAACACACTCCGCACGAAACACGGCATACATTCATTTCTCTCATGGTTGCCGCGAATGCAAATCAGACAATTCTCAAGAAAATCGTCGGTCACAAGTCCATAATGAACATCACTGAAAAAGTTTATACCCATGTGGAGATTCAGACCTTACTCAGAGAGGTAAATCTGATTTGA